TCGCGGCAAATGCCTACGCTTGCTTCTTGCTCATATTTAACAACAGCGTTAAAACGTGTTGCCTCAGTTGCGATTACAGTCATTTATTAATCTCCTTAGATTACTGTTTTGGAATGTATTTTGCTTTAAGGATTTCAGCTACTTTGTCAATAGGCTCATCTGCCTGACTACCAGCTACACCTTTTTCTTTCAAAGCTTCGGCTTCTAAATCCGCACTGCTTTTAAAGGATTTAATAACAGTAGCGAATGAAACATCATCTAACGGAGATAATGATTTAAACAATTCTGCTGCTTCTTCTTTTGGCTTTACAGCCTCTAATTGTGCTAAACGAGCTTTCTGTACGTCAGCTAATTTCTCAGCCTTCATTACTTCAACCTCATCTTTAGCTTTCTGTACGTCTGCTAATGCTAGTGCCAATGCACTGTCAGCAGCTTCTTTAGCTTTTTGCATCTCTGCTAATTGAATTTGAACAGCATTCAAATCCTCTTTAGCCTTTTGCATTTCTAATGTTACTTCCTTATCCACAGGAGTCTCCTTTTTACTTTGTTTTACTGGATTTTTGGATTTCTCAAGATAAGATTCAAACTTGCCTTGCGTACTCCTAATAGATAACAAGGAAGCAACATTCAAATCTTGAATAGTTTCTTTGCCATCTTTAACAGATTTTAAAATCTCAACAGAGTTGATAAAATCTTGCTTCTCTTTCTCACACTCTGCTTTATAATCTTCCCAAGACATCTCACTCTTTTCTTGTTCAGACATATCATCTTCATCTTTGAATCCTAAGATTGCTGTTAATACCTCAGCTTCATAACTGTAAATATTAAAGAACTTCTCTAAGAAGTCATCAAATGGTAATGTCACTTTAACCATTGTAGCCTTTTCAATATCATCATCTAGGATGTCATCTACGGACTTCATTACTAGAGCCTCTGTATATCCATTCGCTGCACCACCCTGACTACGGTGAACCAAAGCAACGTGATGTGTGTCTTTATCGAATCGGTACTCATGCACTAAGCGTTTAGCTTTCTTTTGTTCTTTTTCATCACTCATTGTTTAATTCCTGATAAACGGCTGTAGCACCAATGCTGACACCTTGTATTTCGTTATTCTTGACCATTGTCCACAATAGCTCACTATCTGTGTCACCCTCTGGAAAGTGCCAATACTGCAACCAACTTCCTTTCTTAACTTCAATTCCTGTATCGGTAGTGAAACCAGCAGGGGTAATAAAGGATTGCTCAATCTTAGCTTTCTCTGTATTGATACGATGAAACAAGTTAGCCTTATTACACAAGGTATTAAAACTGATACAAGCTTTCTCAACACACTCTTCTGTGTTAGTGTCGCCATGTTCATCAACTTCATTAGGTGCTAATACAACAAACATTGCTCTACGTTGTTCGATGTCAACGGCCTTAGTTACTTCAACAGTTGGCTCTACTTCTTTCAATGAACTACCATCTAAACCAAATGTGCTAGTAAGCAGTATAGCTAATTTATCAGCTAACACCTCAACCACACTTTTCTTTACTTCTTTATGTTTGTTAGCTTCTGAAATACCTATTAAAATAGCGTCTATGCCGTTGTAGCCATCTTCTGTAGCTTTATCGGTTGCTGCTTTAAAAATCTCTTTCTGCTTTTCGCTAAAGCCGTTTGTGGAGGCTGGTAGCTTTTTAGTTTTGTGCGACATTATGCTGCATTCTCCATATTAAGGTCTGAGGTGTTATTAGTTGCTACTGTATTCTTACGAGTACCTTCACCACTTGGAGACATAAACCCATCACCACTGCGAGAAGTAGCTGCACCTAATATGGTATCTAGCTCCTCTTGTGTTGTGTTAGCATCTACTCTATACGGTAGGTCTACCATTTCAGCAATAGCATTAACATTCTCAGAAGTTTTAGCAATAAGCCCTGTAGCAGCTAGACGTTGAATAGCTTTAGACATAACTTCTAAATCAGCTTCTTCAATATCACCATAAACAAACTTAGGATATTCCTCATCGTCCCAACCATTACGTCTGAACAAATCAGGTATTAAGTCTTGGTTTAGTACATCTTGAATCTCTTGTAATCTTGACTCAATGGCCATAGATAACATATTTGTTTTACTATCAGCTAAACTAAAACTACCTACATTGTTTTTCCCAACTGTCAAGACGTCACAATAGAGAGTTGTTAGGATTTTATCATCGTACCTGCGAATAGCTGCATCAATGTATTGACTACCACTATTCTGAACAGATAACAAAGAGAACTTAAAATAAGGCATCTTTGTTTCAGGGTCATACATTAACGGTGTAATTAAACCTGCTTGTTCATTGTTGTGTAGATTAGTAATAATCTTTTGATACATTTGGTACACAGCTTTATCTGCTACACTAGCATCTTCTGCCATATACTTAGGGTGTAACTCTAAATGAGGAACACCGCCCATATTACGGCTATAACCTACAGCTTCAATTTCCTCTAGTTGTGTTCTAAACTTCCAAGCTGTGTAACAACCAACTAAAGGGCTTGTACCTTCAGGGTTATCTTTAGCTACGTCTGTACGAAACAACATAAAAGATTTACGAGGTATTTCAATCTTACCTTTGTACATCTCAGGTGTAACGTGCAGCATTTAGTGTTGATAATTGTTGTTCAACACCTACTAAGTCTCTACCATCTTCACTAAACTGCCAACGATATACACTGTCTTGTGCGCGAATAGGCAACTTACGAATACCCATCAATCCATCGTTGTATTTAGACCCTTGATTCTTATAGCGTCTACGGAACACTTTCTCATTGATACAGAATCCAAAGGTATATACACTCACCACTTCTTTAATGAAGTTAAACCATGAGTGTTCCATGTCATCCATACACTGTTCAACAAACTTAGCCTTAGCCATCTCTAGCTCAGTACCCCCTGTTGGGGCGACACTCCATTTAACACGGCTAATCATCAATTCAAAGATGCCTAAAGCAGCTTTAATTGTAGCATCTGCCGACATCTTACGGAATGTTCTAACTGATTGTGGAAAGCGTAGTTCACGTTTAGCTTGTTCTAGTATCTGTCCGTTACTTACTTGTAGCCCTGTAAAACCTTGTTCTTGTAACTTGATTCTAGGGATTGTTCCTGTGCCAGTAGTGAGGCTACTAACGTCAGCTTCTAATTCCACATAGCCTCCTTATTGGTAATAGCTTAAAACTTGAAGCCATTTGTTGTTGTCATATCAGGTATTGAAAATGTTGGGATAGTGATGTGAGACGCTAAAAGCATGAAGCTATCTCCGCAACTATCGACTTGCTATATCTTAAACAAGGTTCGTTAATTCCTTGCCCACTTTTCTATTACGGCTTGTATAACTTTTATTGAAGGACTCTGTTAGAAACATACAAGCTTCTCTTGAGTAAACCTTGTTCCCATCTATCTTAAAATCTTTGTCTAGGTTATACTTGGTAGCGTTGTCTCGCTGACCTTCCAACCACAAATCAAAGTTTTCCAATTTAGGTAAATCTTCATTAAAGTTATCAAAACACAACCACCTATCATCAACAGTAATACCCTTATTAAAGTAGCCTTTACTATCTTTTTCAGAGTAACATCTTTTTAACATATTACGCCACAACTGCTTGGCTTGTTTCCAATAATATGTTCTTTTAAACTCCCCAATGTATCCGACACCATAACAAGTCTTTCTGTACGGGTCAGCTACTTTTCCAAGTTTTATATTTTCATATAAAGCCCTTGTTGTATATCCAGTATCTACAAATTGGATAATACACTTGGAAGCTTTCTTTTCAAGGAGTATAAAATCACCATAAGTGTTACTACTCATTAAAATGTTTGGGTATAATGTTTCTGTTGAATCTCTGTCTGTAACTGAATAATCCATAGCCTTACCAGCTACAAGATTATCTATATTAACCTCTCTAACAAACCCTGTATTTAGGAACTTAATGGTTGCAACTTTACCTTTGATATTCAAAAGCTCTACATCACCATCTCTGTTTGTTTGGTAGGTGTTACCAACTGTGTGTTTTCTGCGTGTCATAGAAATTCTCCTATGTAAAAAGTGCTATACATCGCTGTATATGTTGAGACTATCTCATAATACCTTGCGGTACTCATACTGCTTCGGGCTACTTAGCCCTACTCTACTCCCTTCCACCAATAGGTGTGGTTTCGATAGTCGTTAAACCTTCCTGCTAACAGGCTCGGCTAGGTATTGACTAACACATTCGTGGTAGTTGTTCACCTAATTCTGTATGTTTATTGACGACCAAATTCAATCGTCATGTCTTTTCCTAGAACGTATGCCATCAAATTCACTTAATTCTTTGATGAACGCTTCGTTCCAATCACCCTGTACAATCTTTACACTTCCTGATTCGCTTGCAGCACAAAATGGTGCAAACCTTATAACTTTACTTTGATTAGCTGCCTTAGCTTTGGCATAGAAGCCTTCATTTGCTAAATCTCTAATAATTGATGAGGCATAAGCCTTACCTGCTGCCCCAGCATCTTGCGGTACAGCAATGATAACATCGTCACCATCTTCTTTAGCAACAGCTAATATCTTCTCGTAAACCTCGCCAAAATTAGCTCTAAAGCGTACAACATCTTCAACATAAGAAACACCGTTCTTATCTCTCGACATCAATACCCCTGCTGTATAGTCAGGGTCAGGGTTAATATCAGATTTTAGTGTCCCTGCAATATCCCATGCTCTTACACGTTTAATTACTTTCATTGGTTGTAGTGGAATCATTTCACACCACTCAGGCCGCCAATAGCTTGCAGATTTCTCAGCAGCATTCCAACACCCTAATAACAACCTTGCTCGTTCAACGTCTTTTAAGCCTTCTAACCAACCAACGTATTCAGGGTTCACTTCCATTAGAACAGGGTTGTCTCTCACTGTTGCAGAAATGAATTGAAAACTTAGTGGTGTAGGGTTAAATGTCGGTGTAAGATACTCGTCTATTAACTCTTGTTTTGTATCGCCCCATATCATCATATCGTCTTTACGAATGAAGTAACGGATAACACCATCTCTTTCAGGGATAGGGTAGCCATCTTCATCAAGATACCACTCAATCCATTTATGGAGGTAGCAATCTTTTAAAGGGTTACAAGTGATACGCATTTTAGGTAACACTTCAGGACAAGCAGGGTTACGCATACGGGACATTAAGTAGAGAACCATTTCCTCTATGTATTGTTGTCCCTCGTCAACCAAGATTTCATTGGCCTGTAAGCCTTGAAAGTTGTCTTTTGAGTTTATACTTTCAAAATGTCGAAGATGAACCTCTGCACCACTTGAAAACACAAACTTATTCTTTTGAGCTTTATACTTAACACCGTTATCAACTTTCTTAAACAAGTTCATGGCTGTGTCAATAACACCACCTGCACCTTGTAATTGTGGAGTTGTTCTACGAGTAATTAAGCCCCTAAAGTTTTTATGTTTAATGTGTTTAAGGAAGTCCATAATCCCTAAGAATGTTTTACCACTTCCTGCTGCTCCACCGAATACTACGATGTCTGCATCAGAGTTAATAAACATCCATTGCTTTAGACTTTTAGGGGATATAACTTCCTTTTTATCTGTTGCCATAATGTGTCCTTATTAGCTGATTAACCTCAAGTCTGTTGTAAACTCTGCATCATTAATATCATCACCACCATCACCTTCTTCTGATAACAAGGAGTTTCTAATTTCAGCTTGTTGAATCTGAACATCATAATGCCGCATCTGTTTAACCATCACTTTTTGACGGTCAATCTGTGCTAAAATATTTGTTGTTTGAGAGATAATAAACTTAGCAGCATTCAATCTATCAGCATCTTTAGCTGTTTGTTTACGCATCATCTCAACAACAACTGCTGTCGCTTCTGAGTTGAACGAGTTTAATAGTTTAGCTAAGGATTTTAAATTAGCTGTACCTGTAGGTTGATTAGCGGTAACTTCTTCAAATGGTTTTAATTTTTCTTGACTAGCTTTTGCGAACTCATCGTTTGTTTTATATTTTCTTACTGTCATACTTGTTCCTTACTGTATTGGAATATATGTTCTCTGTATAAATACAGAATAATCGTATACAGACACACTTACTGGTTATGGGATTAGGTACAGCTCAACATTACGTCAAGGTCACAACACTACAGAGAAAAGCTGTTGATTTTTAACGATTTTACAAAAAATAATTAAAGAAAAAACAGCAAAATAAAACACTTTAAAAACAAGCAGATTAAATTTGTTTCTCCAATAAATACGGCTATAACTATCGTCAGCAATAGGCGAACGAATGACATTAACATTGTCAGCAAAACGCAACCAATACGCATCGCCGCCTACCTTCCACAAGTGGATAGAGTTAATGTTGTGGCCTGTTAGTGCCAGTGTTGCGCCTGTTGTATAACCATTCAAAGGCTTTAGCACACCACTATCCAAACGCATATTTTGCGCTGTGACTGCTGCATTGTCGGGGAGCTTCACGTTTGCATAACGCGGAAACTCACCGATGAGTGGTGTTGCTAGTTTTATACGCATTTGTTAAACATTCCAAGTAGCATCGGGATATAAGCCACTACTCTCTAGCATCTTATAAACATACTCTACGGGGTTATTAGCCACAAGCTCCATGTCAGGTACTAAGCTAGGCTGCTCACTAAAATCGCTAGGCAGCCAATTGCTAGGGACAGGCTCACCGCCATTAGTACGACTAGCTTGGCTAGACCAAACGGTTAATTTAATAACCAGTTGAGTAGCGTCTGCATAGGCTACGGTTGCTTTGATGTAGGCTGCTGCTTGAGGTTCACCATTTAAAGTGAGTGGTAATGTAAATGCCATAGGTTATTGCTCCGTTAAAAGTATTCTGATTCGACAACTAGAACTGCTATAGAGGCTACGCTACCAGTGCTTGCTATACTAAGGTACACCGCGCCATCAGAAGCAGTAGCAGTTAGAGTGAATGCCACTCCGCTGCCTATATTTATATCCGTTGTACCGTTAGCTGTAGGTGCTAGTATTACGGAGCTACCATATGTAGCTACATACCTAGTAGCAAATGTAACGTCATTGCCAGTGGCGTTATCCCGTATAGCTATACTAACTTTGTGAAGCACTCTACCTATACCCTGCAAGTCTGTGTCATTTGTGATATAGCTCTTCACTCGCTTGTTAGTCGTAGGGAATGTTGCATTGTCAGCTAATGCTTCTACCGCAACAGTATCGGCTGCCGTTACAGCGTATAGCTTCACAAGAGACTTGAGGTATCCATTAGTACCTACCAGTAAGGTAGTGTCAGGGAATGGTAGGTTTAAGCTGTCTGAAAACTTGGTTACGTTAAGTGCGGTAAGTCTTTTTTGGTCGCTAGTTACGGTAAACTTCCTACAATTTACCAATGTCACATCTTCGCAATCTTTATTTGAGGAGCAGGATACTGTGCCAAAAAAGTTTACGTTAGTTACATCTGTATTGCCTATGGACTGTGTAGTCCCTGATACGCCATAGCCACCAACAATTGAACACTTAGTTGCAGATGCTTTTATATCACCATAGCTAGTATTGATTACTGCATTGTCTGTACCATACACGGCACAGAATCTGCTATTAATAGCTGCGACCCTCGTGCTTGCATCTAAAGTAATGCCGTTACCTCCTAGCACAACGCAGTTTGAGGAGCTTGCGGTAAGGCTTGTTGTCTGCGAGTTTATAACAGAGTTGCTAGTACCAAGTAACGTACAAGAGGTGCTACCAACAGCCACATTATCAGTACCACCACTAAACGTATTGCCACTACCGCCTACGCACTGTGGGCGTGTACCTGCCATAGTACCTGTTGTGTAAGGTGTAGCTACCGCAGGTATCTTGGCTATGTTGCCAAAGTCTAGGTTAGTGTTGGGTATCGTCCATACTCTAGCGGCATCTAGCGCAGTAAGCACCCAAGTCACGGTGTAAGTAGGCTGCCCTGTCCTAGCTACTGAAAAGTTAGCCTCTGTTAGCACAGGTGCGGCAATAGTTGCTAGGGTAACCGTTGTTGCGATACCTTGAGCATTCACTGTAAGTACAGGAACTTGAGTTGCACTGCCGTAAGAGCCTGCTGTAACTCCACTTGCAGGCAAACTAATGGTAGGATTACCTGCTACACCATCCCCATTAGTAACTGTAACCTGCGAGTCTGTGCCTGTAATAGTCCGCTTAGTGAATGTATCAGCCGCAGTTTCTACAAGAACCCCTGGTGTATTATCCAATCCTGCAAGTGCTGTCAGAGTTGCATCTGCTGCTTGTTTACCATTAAAGGTAGTCCAATCAGTAGAAGTTAAATAACCGTCATCACCACTACTTGCAGTACCTAACTTGGTTTTAATAGTCGTTGTAGTCTCATCCCCACTATTAGTATTGCTTGTATTGTTTAGCACTGTTTGTTGTGCATCAATGATATAACGCCTGTTTGGACTATCGGCTATATCTGCGGTAGTGGCATCTGCACCACTTGTTATCAAACCATCAGTATTGTAAGTGATTTTTGTCTTTGTTGCCCCCGTTATGGGGGCGTTTTTAGCTACGTATGTACTAGCCGCCGCGGATGTTGTTAAATAACTACTCATACCTGATAATGTTTGGTATGTACTAGCCGCCGTACTGATAAGTAAAAAACCATTAGTAATAAAGGTTTGCATATCTTGCACTGTGGTAACTGCATCAGCACCAAGCTGAGCAATATACACTAACTCTGTGCCGTCTAATGCTGCCGCAGGGTTAGATGCTCTTTTGTCTATAATGTTCATGCTGTTAGCCTATAAAATCGAATTGAACGTCATCAATAAAATAAAAATACTCACCAGTCACAAAATTAAATCCTA